CATATAACGCTTGTCATCAACAAATAAACCGAAATGATTGGAGTTTTATAAGTAAAAACTTGGTATTATAGTAGTTTCATCCTCTAACTCTTTGTTGTTCGCATTAAATTTAATATTTTAGAGGAAAATAATAGGATAAAACGCAGAATAAAGCGAATTTGAGCATTCTCACTGACGGTCAGAGGGTTTGGCTTCGGGTGGCACGGAATGACATAAGGGCGGAAAAACGGATTTGGGCGGATTACAGCAATAGATGCACTTCCAAATCATTACCCAACACCTGATGCACATTTAACACTAACGGTCTCTATTTCTGCGTTCTGCGTAGGTTTACATTCTGCCTTTACAACTCCCATAAACTAATTTTGCACCAAACAAAAAGCAAGGATTATGAGGAGTACTTTCAAGACCGTCTTCTATGTAAACGGAAGCAAGGAAAAGAATGGAATTGTCCCCATCATGGGACGGGTTACAATCAACGGGACTATCGCACAGTTCAGTTGCAAGCAGCGTATCTCCAAGGATTTGTGGGATGCTAAAGGCAACAGGGCGAAAGGCAAGAGCCGCGAGGCGGTGACGGTGAACTATGCGCTTGACAACATCAAGGCGCAGATAACGAAGCACTACCAGCGGCTTTCCGACCGTGAGGCATTTGTCACGGCTGAAATGGTACGCAACGCCTATCAAGGCATCGGCACGGAGTATGAAACATTGTTACGAGCCTTTGACAAGGAGAATGAGGCGTTTGCCAAGCGGGTGGGCAAAGACCGCTCCAAGCGTACGTACCAGAAGTACCTGACCGTCCGCAAATACGTAGCGGAGTTTATTAAGAGGCAGTACAAGCGGACGGACATGGCGATGAACGAATTGACGGAGGATTTCATCCGTGACTACTGCCTGTACCTGCGAAACGAGGTCGGGCTGGCGCAATCGTCCGTGTGGATATACTCCATACCGTTGAAACACATCGTCACCACGGCGCACTACAATGGCAAGATACCGAGAAACCCGTTTGCGATGTACCACGTTGACCCCGACCACAAGGAACGAGGCTTTCTCACGGAAGATGAAATTCAGGCGTTGAGTACAATCAGTCTGGACAATCCCAACTTCGCATTGGCGAGGGATTTGTTCCTGTTCGGTTGCTGGACTGGCATCTCGTTCACGGACATCAAGAACCTGACCACCGACAACATCGTTGAGATGAATGGCGCATCATGGATTGTGTCGAAACGCCAAAAGACGGGCGTACCGTTCCAAATCAAGCTGATGGACATCCCCATGCAGATAATCAGGCGTTACGAGCCGTTCAGAAGAGACAAGCGACTTTTCAACATCGGCTCGCTTGACATGGTGAACAAACGCATCAAGGCTGTGGCGAAGAAATGCGGGATAGAAAAGCCGGTTTCATTCCATTTGAGCCGCCATTCATTCGCTGTTTTGGCATTGAATTACGGTATGCCGATAGAGAGCGTGAGCAAGATTTTGGGGCATACGAATATAACCACCACGCAAATTTACGCGAAGGTGACCAACGCTAAACTTGAAAACGACATATCCGCCTTTGAGAGCAAGATAAGCGGACGTTTCGTCCTATAACGCACAGTCTATGGAACGGACAACAATCACGATGGACGGGTGCGGCAGGATTGCCGTGCCGTCCGATGCCGCCAACGTGTGGATGAACGAAATGGAGTTGGTAAGGCTGTTCGATGTAATCGCCCCGACACTCCGTGCCGCCATCCGAGCCGTGTACAAAAGCGGAGTGCTGAAGCCTTGCGATGTGGAAAGGCGCATCAGGCTTCCCAACGGTTATTGTGCGGAGGCGTATGCCCTGCCAATGGTCGTGGCAATCGCTTTCCGTATCAACACACCCAATGCCGCAAGGGTACGCAACGCCCTGTTGGAAAGGCTGTGCTTGCGAAAAGACAGACAAGTGCTATTTTTCTTTTCGTCGCCAAATGTTTTGTGAACGGGTTTGTTGAACGGTTGTTTAGGTCGTATATTACAGAACATCAATGCGTTATCTTCACTTCTCAATAATTCAAAACTTTCAGACTTGCCTGCAAGTCTGCCGGAATACGGCATGGTAATTTGCATGAGTGCTATTTATTATTTTGATGAATTGATGAAAGTATATATAAACATAAAGAATAACAGCGGTTTACATCCTCATCAAACTCTCAACAAAAGGATATGGCTGATGAAAAGAGAAAACGGACACAGCCTTACTCATCGCTTTTCTTTTGACAAGCGGTTTGATGAAAGAATGTTGAGCATGTATCGCTATGACTTTTAGTATGTTAAGTCGCCCATTCATCAATTCATCGGATTTTCATTCATCATCAAGCCTGCTGTGGAAGCAACGGAGGTGAGTATCGCCATCCGCAGGCTGGCCAGACGGACTTCCGTTCTGCCGAACGACAAGGGAAAACCGACACCGCCGCAGGCTTTTGGGAACAAAAGCCATAGCTCATTATGGCGTTTTCTTCACGCACCGCTGACGCTCATGCTAAAAACTCCCCAATGAGCCAGTGGGGTTGCCCCCTGAACGCCCCCGTTTGCTTCCGAAAGAAGCTGCGAGCAGTCCTTTGAGTTGCCCAAAGTTTATGAGTTGTTTTAAAGTCTGAACTCTGTTTTTATGGTAGCAAGTTTGTGTTTCGGGCATACCGAAGCTGTTTGCTATCATCCCATAGCGGGAATTTATATACATCTTATTTTTTGAGCCTGATTTTTTCGTGATAGAAATAATTTACGATGACCGGCTTTCCTTTTTCCGAGCGTCCGTAGGGCAAATCGTTCACCCGATAGGGAAATCCTTGCGTCTGTGCATATTGGGATATGTCCTGCTCCAATGCCTGCCAGTAATCAAGCCTTTTCTTGTTGTAAATCTCATCGTATAATGGGAAGAGTTCGGGATGCTTCTCACGGATATATGCCATTATCTCTCCTTTGAATTGTCCGCGCAGGTTCAGATTTTCAAGCCATATCAAATCGGCATATCCTTTCACTTCCTTGATAATCGTCTTTACATCGGTTATTCCCGGAAATATGGGCGAAACGAAACACACGGTACGGATGCCTGCCTCATAGACTTGGCGCATTGCTTTCAGGCGGCGTTCTATGCTCACGGCGTTGTCCATATCCGCACGAAACTGTTCGTTAAGCGTATTGATTGACCAAGACACTGTTACTTTGGGAAAACGTTTCAACAGGTCGAGGTCGCGAAGGACGAGGTCGGACTTCGTACATACCATAATCTCGGCGTTGCTTCCGCGCAGTTCTTCGAGCAGCCTGCGGGTACGGCGGAATTGTTCCTCATAGGGGTTGTAACCGTCCGTCACGGAACCTATCACGATGCGCTCACCGTCATATTTGTGCGGATTGGCTATCGGTTTCCAGTTCTTCACGTCCAGAAACGCGCCCCACGGTTCTGTATGCCCGGTGAAGCGTTTCATAAACGATGCGTAGCAATACTTGCAGGCGTGAGGGCATCCCACGTAAGGATTGACCGAATATCCTCCGACTGGCAGTGCGGATTTGGTCATAACGCTCTGTACGTCTATTTCCTTGATTGTTTCAGTATTCATTGTATGCGTTTGATAAATTGTTCCGGCAGTTCCTGAATCATCCTTTCTTCACCCATTATAAGCAGCAAATCCTCTTTCATAAATACGGGGATTCCTTGCGCTTTGGCTTGGTCGGCAATGTGAAGCACCCATTCGAGACGGGAATCCACTTTGCCTTTCCGATGTCCCGTTTCCGTGCCTATGACAACCCAATCGATACCCGCGAAGTCTATCTCTCCGATTTCGTCAAAGATAGGTTCAAAGGTGACGTGGTAATGTTTGGCCTTGATATTTCTTTTCAAATCTTCTAACCTTTTTTTCTCGGAACTGCGCGTGACGGTCACGCCCATCCAGACATTTTCGTCATCCGTAGAAAAACAGACCTTATCCGGACGTTTCGTAAGAAAGATATAAGCGTGTTGCGGATTGCTTTTCATTCTTCCGAAAATCTCCGCGTTCCATTCAGGCTTCCAATCGGAGAAGTCGCTCATTCCGGTCATCAGCCATACGTGAGGTTTTGGAGTGTCGATGATGTGTAGCTTGCGCCCCATATATTCGGGTACAGAAAAATCGTCCGTGATATGGAAGCGGCGACAGTTATTACGGGCATAGCAGTAGCTGCACCCTATTGAGCAGCCTATCACTATGTTCATATTCTTTATCAGCGATTTGATGCAAACACTCATAACGTAATGCTCTCCCCATCTCCCGGCATAATCAGTCGGTTCATATCCACTCCGTGGTGGCGGGCTTCGTTTCGCAGGATTTCGCGTGTTGTCTGGCAATGGTCAATAGCATCCATGTGTACGGCTATCAGTTTGATTTGTGCGGGGAGCGTGTCGAGCATCGCCATCACTTCCTGTTCGTCGGGGATGATGCAGCCGTCTGTCTTGGAAAATTCGGGGAACACCGCACCGCCGCTGTTTACAACGATATAATCAGGGCGGTATTTTTCCACGGTTTCAAGGATGCACGGTTCCCATTTGCAGTCGCCCATTATATAAATGGTCGGAAGTCCCTCCGCCATCAGCACATAGCCCGACACGGGTCCCATCATCTGGCCTATCTGACCGAAACCGTGATGACCCGTGGTGCGGTGGATGGTCAGGTTGCCTATTGTCTTGCTCTTTTCAATTGCTTCTACATTTGTAAAACCATCTTGCACGAGGGTTTCCTTGTCTTGCGGCTGGGTGTAGAAAGGGATGTCTTTCGGCAAATGTTGTTTCACGCTCGGTTCATAATGGTCAATGTGGTTGTGTGTGAGCAGTACCATATCCACGCCCTCGGTGATTTCGCTGATGGGCATTACCAGATGCACCCTCGGACTTTTATACACGCCGAGAGCGGATTGCAGGGTTCCTTTGTCGGCAAATACGGGGTCAACAAGGATGGTGTGTCCTGCATAATTGATTTTCAAGGTGGCGCTGCGCACCAACCGGATAATAGCTTTCTCGTTCATAATGTTACGCTTTTATGATTTGTCGGGTGCAAAGTTCGGAAGATTCCCCTGATGCCTCTATGCCTTAAAAAGAGAAATATATGCCATTTTGATAAAAGAATGATGTATATTTGCAGAAAGCAAAGAACAAGAGCGATGAAAACGATAACCAACCCCGAAAGACTGGTCAGCGTCCCGTTCAGCAAGACACGTTGCGGCGTGGACTTCTACATCAACACAGGCGAGAGCAAGGACATCTGTGGTGTCTTGACCGAGCACCGGACGTTCAAGACGGATTTTTTCAGTTTCTATTTCTTTCGCCGCGCCAATGGCTATGTGCTGTTAAACTTCCGCAAAATAGAGTTACGGGACGATATGGTGCTCCTCCTGTCGCCGCACCAGCAACAGGAATGGCACGTGGACGAAGCGGAACTGGACTACACCTTTCTTATCTTTCGCGAAGACTTTATGCGCACGTTCATCGCCGACAAGTTCTTCGTCTATCGCCTGCTGTATTATTATCAGACCGACACGCCACCGTACCTGTTTGCCGCGCCGGAAGAACTGGCGGAATATATGCGCCTCTTGGGGAAGATAAAACAGGAGCTGCTGCATCCTGTGGCAGACACTTACAACCTTATCGTATCTGTGCTTTACTATCTGTTGGTGGTTATCAACCGGGCATACGCCAAAACTTACCGTCTGCCGGTCGAAGTGCCGAAGAACAATTATGCCTTCCAATTCAAAGACCTGTTGGAGAAACATATCCGCGACATGCAGCGTGTTCAGGAATATGCCGATATACTCCGCGTGAGCCGTATCACTCTGAACAATTCTGTAATGGCGCAGTTCGGCGTGTCCGCCACCCATCTGCTCAAACAACGCTTGTTGGAGGAATTGAAAAACGAGCTGTTGTTCTCCGACCGCAACGTGAGCCAGTTGGCGGACGAGTTCCACTTTTCCGACCCCAGCCATCTGATGCGCTTCTTCAAGCAACAGACGGGAAAGACATTTACGCAATATATCACGGACTACCAAAATGGAATATACGAATGAAAAGCAAGAAAAAACTTTATAAGACTTGCACTCCTATCCTCTTTTTTTGTATTTTTGCAGTCGGCGAGAGTTTTTAGGTGGAAATACACCGCATATCACAGAATTAGCAACCGTTGCCAAGTCATTACCTCACTCTTTGAGAAAAGCTTATAAATAGCTTGTTTCTAACAGATTCCTATTTGTGTATCGAATTTTATCGGAAAATTCTTTTGTATTATGGAAGCAAGCAAGGTTATTACTTATAGTCTTTTGGCTCAAATCCGGAATTCGGGCAATTTTGTGAATAGC